CTTCTAATAAGGCAAGATAGTTCTTCATTGTCTCCTGAATAAACTTACCCTGACTCTCAATGCTAGCAATCACCATAGGTAACATTCCACCCCTAGCTGTAGGTTTCCATTCTATCCTATCTGTAAGCTTATGCAGAGGATTGGCATCAACATATTCCTTCCATGAAGCAAGCTGTTGTTCAGCCCAATCCAGTTCAACGGATATAAAAGTTTCTCTTTTTCTTATTGCCATCTGTTTCTTTTTTTTCTTATTAAAGGTAATCCTCCTTTATAGCACCAGAAATATCCTTGAAAAATTCTTTGTTTACCTTTTAAGTGATCAACTATTGCACCAGTTTTTTTAATATTAAACTTTTCAAAAACTTCCGTTATGCTTTTAAATTCAGCAATCAATTTACCATTTTCATCATATTGCTCAACAGGTTTAGATTGAGATAAACTTCTTTTTTCAATTGTTTCTCTTCTCATTGAACCATGTCTACCTGTAGCCCTTTTATTTATATTATACTCAGGTTTTATTGTATCCAAATAATACTGCTCAGTTTGAAAAACTTCTTCAGGTTTACAAATTTTTAAAATCTCAAAATTAAATACATTCCCATATTTTAAATACGAGGATTGTAAATGAGGATTTTTATGAATTCCTTTTCTAAGTTTTTCAAAATGCTCAGATAATCTTTTATATAAGCTAATAGATGATCCAATATAAGACTTTCCGCTTACTGAGTTATTAATTTTATACACCCCTGCAAAAAATGCAAGATTGTAATCGAGCTCTGTATTAATGTACGTAGTTTTCTTAGGAGCTGCCATTTTTCTGTTTTAAATAATTCTCATAAGACTCTTCCATTTGCAAAACAGACCAATCAATATGATCAATTTCTTTTTTAATGTCTTCCATCAATTGAGCAATTGTATTTTTTACATACATAATTTCCCTATGCATATCTCTTCTCACTCTTAAGTATTCATCTTCGGGAGTTTCATTTTTTATGAAATCAACCAATTCTTCAGCATCTTTTGCTGAGGCAGGAATATCGTTGTGTAAATCTTTCATATTATTATAGGGTTACAATACCAGCAGCAGCTGTCTTTAGCTCTAGCACAGAAATCTGAACGGGACCGCTCAACAATTCCTGAATCTGCTTATTAGCAATTTCTTTTGTCTTCTCATCAATACCAGGCGTGGCACACAATGCTGCCAGTCTTTCAATTACGGAAATGGACTCTTGTCCAATCATAGCTCTGTTCATATCAAATTGTTTATATCTTCATCAGATAGTGGTGGTAGAGGAGGGTCTTCATCATCCCCTTCATATTCCTCGATGTCATCTGACATATAATCTTCTTTCACCACAATATTAATGACATCTTGTTCATCTCCTTGAATCCCAATAATGTCAACGTAATCAGCTCCAGAATCCCATATATGCGTTAGCGTATCAAGGAGCAGCTCTAAGCTGATTTTTCTAAATCGCATTTCCTTATTATTCCTCCCCATCGATTTCTTGTTCTTGTTCTTTTGTCATCACTGATTGCCATTTCTCTGTAGGGCACGCACAAGACAAACATTTCGTCTTAGCAGACAACGTACATCCACAATGTGTACAATGTGCATCAAAACGTATTGTCTTGTGATGTTTAGAATGAAACTTGCATTCATTGCATATACTCATTCTCTCTGTTGACACTTGATCAATCTGTTCCTTTAGACTTTCTTCTGGGAGCAGATTGTTTTTCCAACCTTCGTAAATCTGTGTTAAGCTCATTTATCTTATTCATTAGTATTTTACGCTTCAACAACATCTGATCAATATCATCATTCCACTTCTCCGTTCTAACATCGCTATCAGAGCTAGAAATCCTATCTCTAAAACTCCTAATCTTCTCATCTAAAACATCAAGCTTCTTCTGTGCAGATCTATCATTCCATTTAAACGTACCCCATCCAGAAATCTCTACAGTCTTATTCTTTTGTAGAGCAATGAGAGCACTATCAAACTGATGCTTTATCACTTGATCAACAATCTTCACATCCATCTTTAAAGAATTGGCAAGCTGTTTAACAAACCAATCCCTATGGGACATTGAATTAGGCTTTTCCTTCATGCAAAATCTTTATCTCTAATGTAATACTATTTGAGAAATCCAATGATATTAACGGATTGACAAAAATCTTTCCATCCTTCTTAAGAAGCAGGTTACGTTTCTTAAGCTTACTCACCATATTATTCACTGTAGCTCCTGTCGTACTATACGTAGTACAGAACTTCTCCCTATTACTAGGAACAGAAATACTTCCAGAAACAGCAATGAAAGACATCAATTGAATTTCCCTCTCTGTAAGCTCCAAATCATTCAATGCAGAAAGAACAGAATAATACCTGTAAGACACTTCCGTGTCATTGCTTAGCTCCTTCTTTAATTTTTGTACAATCATTTCCCCGCTGGTTTCTAACAAATATAAAACATCCTCCGTGAAAATAACAAATTTTATTATTTCTGTTTTTATTCATGTGCCCCACCCTTAGTCACTTGTATAGTGAACAGCCCCCTACAATTTTAAAATTTTAGAAAAGTTTTATGGGTATGGGGGAGTGGGCTACATCAGATAGAAACCCCTTGCGGGAAATGGCATGTTGGGGTAGTCCCCATGCCTTAACCTTAATCAACAACAAAACACAAACTAAAATGACAACTGCAATCGAAATCAAAGGGGCTCAAATCTTTCGTCTTAGAGTCCTAGAATCTTCTAGACCTTACGCAAAAGATTCTGCACTTGCTGGACAAACCTACTCCAGAGTAACCTACAATGGAACAGTCTTTACTATCAATGATAAAGACCCATTCCTTGCAGAACTTAAAGCTGGTAAAGTTCACACTGCATTCTTGCTTGAGACGGAAGACACCATTGAAGATGCTAATGGTAACACTAGTAATGTTACACGATTGGCATTCGACGGTTACGCAAGCAATGCGCAAATGATTGGCCTAACTCAAACTGATGCTGTACTACAAAGCATCATGAAGGGTTCATTCAAAGCAAAAGCAGAACTAAGCGAGGCAGACGTAAAGGCATTGGAGCAATAAGCTCCTTTGCCAATAGGCATTAATAGCGTGGCGAGAAATCGCTGCGCTTATTAACGTATATAGAAGAACATTCTAATGCATCATCAAGCAAATAGATGACATATATAATACACGTTGCGTTGTGTTATATGTGGTGTGAGGATGTCTTCTTTATAAAATACAACGAAAGTATTGTAATGTACAATTTAATAAAGTTTTACACGGGGAATTGTAAACTTCATGTTGTACTTTACTAAGAAATAGTTGTATGTAAAGGAGTGGGAGTGTGACTAATAGGGTGTAATCATCCTTTTTTCACAAGTGTTGATTTCAGTATTCATTAAATTATATAGCATTAACCCTAACATTTATATGTACATCATCATTAACAAATCGAAAAGAAGAACCATGAAGGTGATTGGCCTAATCTTGATGAGGAATTAAATGCAGGTGATAAGATAGTTGTAATTAGTCTTTATTCTAACACTATTAAAGTTCCATATTATACAGAACTTAATGGTATTGTAGAATGGAGATGGGATGATTATCCTTTTGATCCTAAGAGCCTGTAATAGGGCTCTTTTGTTTAATGCACCATTCTCACGTGGATATGAAGACTTCTATACTGACTATGCCTTATCATCATAACAATCTGACACTACAGCTGAGTAGTAATGATGGTAGGCTTGAGTTAAGATGTGAAACCACCTGATTACTCTACTAAATATAACATCTAAGCTTTAACAAGTAAGGGATTTAGTAGATAAAGTAATCAGCTCCCAAGGGTGAGCAGTTGTAATATCCATATGGGCCAAAGTACTTGTGTACAGAGTGTAACGTAGCTAAGGATGGTTTATGTTCATTACATAGTTCCTGAATGTATTACAATTGAGTGCAGAGGGATTTGGAGGTATATATGCTCCCAAGCAGGTGCAAAGCCTGCATTTTTATTTACATTCATTTAAACCCACACAAACATGTTACAATCAATTTTAACCTTCTTGTTTCCTAAGACTATTGCTTCTATTAAAAAGAATGCTCTTGATGAGTATTTTGCTGATGCTATGAAGAAGCAATGGGATGAGATCAATGAGTATGTGAAGAAAGGATGCATCTTGAACAAGAGCAATTAAATCAATCAATTATGATCACATTATGTATTATGCCCAATTTTGAGGGCACAAGGACTGAGACATTGAAAGCATTTGCTACATGTCTTCTATTAGATAGTATTTATTGTTTACCAATTTTAACCCATTATTTATGAGAACATTTAAAGATTTATTATTCAACATGGTGTACGATCGTACTAATTGGATTCGTGCATTTATGAAGTTTGACAATGGATATGGTGTATCTGTTGTTCAGGATCCACATAGTCATAGTGGGAAAGTAGGATTGTATGAACTTGTTGTCTTAGATGCTAATGGTGATGTATGTTATGATACACCCATCACTCATAATGTAATAGGCTTTCTTAAGCCTGAAGATGTCACTAAACACATGATTGAGATTCAAGAATTACCAAATTTAAACACACAAACCGAATGAACACATTAAAATTAGTTAGAGCTATAGCTGTTGGAACAGCTGTGCTTGCAGGAATCCTATCTGTTTATATTCTTGTATCTACAGGAACAGCATTTAGAATGGGTGTAACAGATGAGCAGTTTGTTGTCACTGTTATTGTATTCTTCATTTCTACATTGTATTGGTCAGCTATTGATGCTATTATTAAGAGAGATGAGGCTTATACAGAAGCTGTAAAGAAGATTCATCAAACAACATTTAATCATGCTGCTGTATTGATGATTCTTTGTATTCTTGGAACACTCTCTCTGGTATTCTTATGAAATATGCCAGAGAGTGTTCTATTACAGGACAAGGAATGAATCAAGGATGGGTGGGAGATGATGGTTGTGTCTATTTCAAATATGAAAAAGATGCACGCAAATGGTGTATAGGCAGAGGCTATAGAGATATAGATGATGCTTATGCTGATGATGTTATTTATTACACAGAATGGGAAGATAGTGGACTAGACACTGAAGATTATGATAATTGAAAAACAGAGTATTATATCTGGTAAGACTTATCAGATGGAATTAGATATCACTCAACAACAGTTGAATGATTTTGTTGATGGCATATCAGGACTTGCTCAAGATGCATTTCCTCAATTGTCTATTGATGAACGTGAGTTCATTATATCTGGTATTCATCCAGTAGAATGGAATGAGTTATTTGGAGAGTTAGAAGAATAATTTAATCAAACGCACATGAAAAGATTAACTAAAAGAGAATTCAGTGAGACAGTGCTATTCTATAGCATGTTGTCAGGATTAACCATCATACTAATTGTATGGTGGGTTGAGTTTAGTAAGTATTATCCGCAAATCATATTCTAATGTGATTTGTGCGCCTGCTGAGTATTCAGAATAAACTGCTCAATTTATATAGCATTAAAGCAAATAACACACACAGCTAAAGCAAAAACAAATGAAAGCACACCAAACAATTACAGACGTGTTGATGGACATCAATACACCTGAGACAGCAAAGAAGTTCGTTGTGATTACAGATCACGAGAACACGTTTTACTTTTCCTATCCAGGAGAAGATGAGTTTGAAGCTATGAGAGGAGAAACATTTCTCACACGCACATTCATTCCTTTATCAATTAGTGTACATCAGGAAGTGGGATCTCATTTTGTTTACAAATGGGATACAATGAATGAGGTGGTTAATCATTTTGATTTACTCTTTAACTCTTGATAATCATGAAAATCAAGAACAAGGAACAACTCGACAGAATGATCATTACAATAGTGAAACTCTATCCTACAAATTTACGATACGCATTTGAGCGTGTCAGTGAAATTAGTGGGATTAAGGTTATGATGATTTCAAACAGATGGTATAGTAGAATAAGACACACTGATGAAGTGATTTATAGACTAGTCACTGATGAAATAGAGATTAGGAACACTAAGAGTAGTAGGTTAGATTTAATTGAAAAGGTCATGAATAGATTTAGGATATGAAACCTCAACTGAAAGAACATATGAAAAATATGATAAGTTTTATTGCATTGATCCTAGCGTTTTACATATTTGTGTATTATATGATCACACTAGCAATGATAATCACATGGAGAACAATAACTCTACATCCATCTCTTGGCTTTCTGGCTCATGTAATAGCGTCATCAGTGATCCTATTAACAATTTATGCATATGAGCCCCGTAAAGACCAAAACAATAAAACTAACAGAGGAGGAGATCGAGAACTTTAGAGCTATTGCTGACAAGTTCAATGTCAAATTTGACGTAAAACCAGTTAAAGATTTGTACCAAGTTACAGCCCCAGAGGATAAACTAATCCAATGGGGCTATTATGAATAGAATTATGAAAGGATTCACAGAAGAAGAAGTAGACACTCTTATAGAATTGTGGCGTGATAGGCTAACAATTAAACAAATGGCTTGGACAATGAATAAAAAGCCAACACAAATCTATTATCAGCTTAAGAAACGTTTACTAGTAGGATAATGACAATAAATAGGGTTTGATGTTAAACTAAGTCGTCAGTGCTTTCCAGTGACAAAAAGTTCTCCACAAGGGAGAGCTTTTTTATTTAATTTAAACTTACAAAACTATGATAGAGAAATTCATTGAAGGAACAAATGAGCAGTATTCAATCAGAGAAGATGGTGTTGTGATTAAACATTATAAAATTCTAAGAAATCAAAAAAGAGTTTATGAAAAATCAATTCTTCAAGGTAGTAAAGATCCAAGAGGGACAACTTTTCAGATTGTATTAAATGGAAAACGTTATGGTAATAATAAGTTACTGATTGATTATTACGGATTTAAGCCTTGTAAAAATTCAGAATGTTCAAATCTTGTAACTCAACTACTTTATTTATACTGCAATGATTGTAAAAATCTGCAACATCAAAAAGTAATCAAGAGATGCAGAACTAAAAATCCTGAAAAAACAATAATTAATAGAAAAAAACATTATGAAAAATCAAAGAGTACGATGCCAAAGCATTCAATTGCTGGTTTATTAGGTATTTCTGTTAATGATTTATCAGATGAACTTTATGAACATCATAGAAATCTTATTCTACTAAAAAGAAAAATCGCAAAAGAACATAATCTTAATGTAAACAGCTTAAAATAATTTAATCAAAAACAACTATGGCACAGAAAATTCTATCAATTAGAGAAAAGCTCGTTCAAATTGGTGACGATGCAAAATCAAAATATGATCAGTCAAAAGACTTGAAAGCAGCAATGATTGCTGTTAAAGCATATGGTGAAGCTACTAAAACTGCGGTGACACAGATTCAATACAAGAAGCTTACAGGAAGTCCTACAAAAATTGAATTCTTAGAAGAATAATGGTAAATTTAGTCAGGTGGTGGAATGGAGACACACATTGGAGCTGCTTGTCAAAAGTAATGGCACATTGAGATAACCTTAGATGTGCGTGCAGGATCAGAACCTGCTCTGACTACAAGGCTAAGGGACCCTACCTGCCTGCAATTAGGGTGTGAGTTGTTAGCAGGTAGCCTTTCTTATTACGGCATAAATGCCACAATTAAAAAAAACAATATGGAAAAGATTTGGAATTATGTGTTTCATTGGAATGAACACACACAAAAATGGTATGCTGTACACAGGGACAGGTACCTAGAGTATTGGAATGCTGATAAAGAGAACTTTCTATCAGATGAGAACATAAACAATCTAATTGATAAGCTATGAAACAGACAGCAGTAGAATGGTTAGTAAGAATGTTGTACAGTCCTATATGTGTAGGTTTTATTCAAGGTAGAAGACAGATACCACATGATATACTTGAGCAAGCCAAAGAGATGGAGAAGGAGCAAAGAATAATGGATTATAATGCAGGCCATGCTGACGGTCTATGTAATCACATTAATGATGCAGATAATTACATAAATGAACAAAACTATAACGAAACCTACGGAGATGAATAGAAAAAGCTTTCTAAAGAGGTTAGGATTACTATCCACTTTAACCCCTGTATTATTAGCAGAGAATTTGCAGTCGCAAATTGCGACCACAAAAATAACTACTGACTCAACTTCTGATACAGCCAACATAAAACTAATATCAGGCTCACAAGAGCGAATGAGATTCCACAATGATGGAACAGTAACTTATAGAGATGAACATGGAAATATTATTAATGTAATTAGATATGACACCTAAAGAAAAAGCAGAAGAGTTATTTGAGAAATTTAATAATCCTGACACCACACATCACCCATATGTTCATAATGCTCAGCAATGTGCATTAATATCAGTAGATGAGATTCTAAGACTAAATGTCTTTGACTATTATTATTCAGATTGGAGTTGTAGAATTGAATATTGGCAAGAAGTTAAACAAGAACTAGAGAAACTATGAGCGGAGGACACTTTAATTACGATCAACGAAGAATAGATCCTATAGCGGATGATATTCAAAGAGAGATAGAAGATAGTGGTAGAGCACTTACAGAACAGGAGATAAAAGATTATTATTGGGATGATCACAAGCCTACTCACCACTACGAATATCCTGAAGAAATTATCGAAGAGTTTAAGAAAGGGATTGAGTATCTTAGAATTGCAGCTATATACGCTCAAAGAATTGATTGGCTATTATGTGGAGATGATGGAGAAGAATCCTTTTTGGAAAGATTAAACGAAGAACTAAACGAATATAGAAATGCCTGATATCACAATGTGCCCAGGGACAAATTGTCCCCAGAGAGAAAAATGTTATAGGTTTACAGCAAGACCTAGCGAATATATGCAATCATATTTTATGAAAGCCCCAATTAAAGATGGTAAATGTGAGTACTATTGGGGAGAGAATGCAGAAAGTATTTGGAATCAACTAAAAGACATAATGAAAGATGAAGCAGACAGCGATACAACAGGCCATTGTGATGGTGAGAAGTAGAATAGAATCAATAGACGAAACTTTGATGGGCAAGCATACCGCTCATCATCTTCAGCAGATTGAGAGATTATTGTACGAGTTGCTTAATGAAGAGAAGGATCAGATTAAAGAATCTTGGATTGAAGGAGGTGGATATTCCCATTTATCAGAAGAAAGTGACAGAATGTTAGCAGAAAAATATTACAACAAAACATACAAAGAAAATGAAGAAACAAATTAAAAGAACAGGAGACTTAGAACCAAGAGGTGTTAAAAGCACAATTAAAGGAACCTACGGGTTCAATGAAGTAATGGAACAAATATTCACTGAAGCAAGAAAACCAGACCCATCATGGAAAAACAACTAAGCACCTACAAGCATTGGGCAGATGTATATCTAGACAAAGACAATGCAGACAAATTCTTTGCTAATATGGAAAATCAAGAAGGTGTAGTAATAGATCCTTCAACTGTGAATGTGTTCGAGAATGAATTTCTTTATTCTGCGTTTGTTTGGGAGAAATCAAACGAAGGTCATACGTATTGGATGGATATTCAAGATAAACTAGACAAAGACAATGGCTGGGTCGTTATTTGATATGAGACATCTCATGTGGCTGGAGGTTAACTTAAAAGTTAACTTTTACCAGCCTGAAGATTTGTTGGCTGGTATGTGGTTTATGAATAGCTTATATCCAGGAACAGATAGAGAGTTTGTTGAACTATGGCTTCTTGAAGAAGATGTTATTGAAGAAGAATATGATGATTTCGTGAATAAACATGGATTCCCTGTTGAACCAATGCTTACGTTAGAAATGAATAATCCTGATGAAGCTGATTTAATTGTGGCATATTCGCCAGAAATAGGATGGATTCATCAAGATGATGACGATTCAATTAGAGAGTTTGATATTGATGATGCAAACTGGATCATTCAGAACAATGGTGGTAAAATATCCATACTGATTGATGAACAAGCGTATGATCAAGACGAAACCATTTTCACCATCACAGAAGATCAAGAAGTGATTCTCAAATATTTCTTCATTGAAGATTTAAATGCAGAAGATGAAGACTTGGAGGAATAAGTAATATTATGTATTTTACTAATGAAAAAACTTAAAACCAATGGGAATAGTGTATAATCAAACATATGAATGTTTTAATTTACGACATTGAAACTCTGAAAGAAATGTTTCTCGTGGGGATTTATATTCCTCACGAGGATACATATCATGAGTATGAAGTGAGCAAAAGCAAATACGACCTAGATAAGTTTATAGAATTCAGTGAGAAATATAAGGATTTCTATTGGGTGGGCTATAACAATCTAAGATTTGACATCCAGGTTGTTGAGTGGATCTTAAGAAAGTGCCATGACTGGGGTGAAAAATCTAATCTAGATGTAGCAAGTATGATTGCTCAGAAAGCACAGGATGTTATTCATGATGCTAATTATGATGTGTTTGCTGAATATCGCGAAGAAGAACTATCTCTAAAGCAGATTGATTTATTCAAGATACATCACTTTGACAATAAGAATAGACGTGTTAGTCTAAAGAGACTAGAGTTTGAAATGGATCTTGAGAACATTGAAGAGATGCCTATTCATCACACAAAGGTGGGAATGACCCTAGAAGATAGAAAGCTTACACGTCAGTATTGTAAGAATGATGTTATGGCCACTTATGAATTTTACAAGGTGACTATAGGTGAAACAGAACACCCGTTGTACAAGGGTAATGATCAGATACAGCTGAGACTTGACATAGAAAAAGAGTTTGATATTCCATGTATAAACTATTCAGATAGTAAGATTGGTGATGAAATCATCAAGAAATACTATTCTGAAGAGAAGAAGATAGATATTAAAACACTTCCTAGAAAAGGTAAATTTAGATCTCATGTATATCTGAATAAATGTATAGCTCCTTATGTTCAGTTTAAAACTGTTCAGCTAGATCAGTTTCTTAAAAAACTGAGAGGTATGAAAATGGGAATGACTGATGATTTCAAAGAACAAATACATTTCTATGACAATGTGTATTCGTTTATGAAGGGTGGATTGCACACAGAAAACAAACCAGAAGTATTTGAAGAGGATGAAGATCATCTCATCATTGACTGGGACGTTTCTAGCTACTACCCTGCCATTATCATCAACAACAAGCAGTATCCATACCATTTAGGTAAAGAGTTCCTTACAGGCTATAAAAAGATGTATGAGAAGCGTCTTGAACTAAAGCCTTTTGCAAAGAATGATAAAAAGATTAGAGGTATTGTTGGTGCATTGAAGCTTGCTGTAAACTCTGTGTATGGTAAATCTAGTGACATGAATAGTTGGATATATGATAGACAACTAACTATGTTTACTACCATCACAGGAGAATTGTCCTTGATGATGCTTATTGAAGCGTATGAAGCTAAAGAAATACGTGTCATATCAGCTAACACTGACGGTGTTACAATCCACATTCATAAGAGCAAACTAGCTGAGATGGATAAGATTAATGCCTGGTGGTGTAAGATTACAGGATATGAGCTTGAAAGAGCTGATTACACAAAGATTATATTCTCAACAGTTAATGATTATTTAGCAATTAAAACAGATGGAGAAATTAAGAAGAAAGGAGATTTCCTCACGGATTTTGAACTTCATAAAAACAAGTCAGCCAGAATTGTTCCTCTTGCTCTTGAGCGTTACTTTGTTGATGGTGTTGATATTTCTGAAACTATTTCTCTTTATAGATGTCCTTATGATTTTTGTATAAGACAGAAATCAACAAGTGATTTTCATTATGAAGGATATAGAAAAGGCATGGAACCATCTGTCTACAACAAACTTATTCGCTACTATGTAACAAGTGGTGGTGATGGTGAGAAGTTATTGAAAATCAAGAACCAAGAATCAGATTCTACAGCACCAAGTAGCTCACAAGTGGAGGCTGGTAATTGGTTGTGTAAGGTGGTAAACTATCTTCCTGCAAATACAGATGTCAAATCAATGAATATTAATTATCAGTATTACATTGATAAGGCTGAAAGTCTTGTGCTGAAGATTGTTACAAAAGGTAAGAAACGAAAAGTAGAAAGAATAGCTAATCAAATTTCTTTATTTTAATTATGGAACAAGAAAAGTTTTATACACAAATAGAAACATTATCTCCTCGTACTTTTATTCCTGTAAAACTAAGATTGATGAAAATTCCAATAGCAAGAGGAAGTAGATACTTTGATCTGTACGGTGTAGTGCATGTGGTGATATATTCCAAGCCAGACACAATTAAATTGATGCCTATTAAGAACAATGCTATGATTGATGTTTGGGATGTTGATGAGTTTAAGAACCAAGTGAGGCTTTTAAAATTCACAAATGTCCCACATCCTCCAATAACTAGAGAAAATGTTTCAGAACATCTTTTGGAATATCAGTTCAACATTATTGGTAGAACAATAGCAAACACTGTTACAGAAACAGAATGGAAGAAAGAATGGAAACTGACTAAGAAGCAAAAGGAAATATTTAAGAGTTATGCTCTTGGAATATTGAAAAAAGTTTTTAGATTCAACGGTGCAAAGGCTCGTGAAACATACGAGTTCTTTGATAAAAACTTTGGACTTTTAACACTTTGACCTATGATTGGCTTTTTTTTCGTAACCTATTGCTTCTTTATTACAGTATTAATGATTTTAATCATAGAATTTGTAAACAAAAACGATAGAAGACGATGAACGTACACGAAGACCATGAACATGTTCCCATTAGGGAGGTTGCAATTATACGATTGCAAAAGAGAGAAGAAGTGGAACAAGCAAACCACGAATATGAGAAAAGAAAACCTGCAAAAATCATCCTAACCACAGAGAAGAACAATGAAGTTCAATGTGACACCCTCCCATTTTGAACAACTTCTCAAACAATCCTATAGTCTAGATCACATTTTCTTATTAAAGCTCGTAGAGGCCAATGTTGACATACAATCATTAACAGATGGAAGTATGAAGATAGCTGGACTCTACCAGTCTTTAGTCAGGAAAGGTCTTGTCTCTGATGTAACACAAGAGATTACACAGGTGGGTAGAGAGTTGTTGACATTTGCTGATTCAGAGGTGAAAGAGCCTATGAAGAAACTAAAGCAAAAATCATTAGACTTTGATGCATGGTGGAATGCTTTTCCTTCTACAGATAACTTTGAACACAATGGTAAAAAGTTTGCTGGTTCAAGAGGACTTAAAAGAAACAGAGAAGAGTGTCGTATCAAGTTCAATAAAATACTAGCTGAAGGAGATTATACAGCAGATGATATTGTAAATGCTACACTACTAGATGTTTTTCTAAAGAAGCAAGCTTCTGTGAAGAATGGAGATAATCGAATGAGCTTTATACAAAATAGCTTCACCTACATCTCACAAAGAAGCTTTGAGCCATTTCTAGAGATGATTAAAACAGGAATAGAAATACCTAACGTACAAACAAAAAGATCATTTGATATATGAGTTTTGAAGCACTTAAAAGAGAAGTAGACAATGGTATGAATGGTAGGAATAATGGTATTCCTATGGGTTTTAATCGTCTTAATAGATACATAGGCATTCGTAAGAGAATGTACTTTGTGGCAGGTGGTTTGACAGGCTCAGGCAAGACTAGCTTTATAGATGATGCTTTTGTTTTGAACCCTTATGACTGGTATATCAGTCAGAAAGACCCAAAATTCAAACTTCGTATCATATATCGTTCAATGGAGCGTAGTAGAACATACAAACTTGCTAAGTGGGTGTGTAGAAAGATCTTCTTAGATCATGGCTACATCATCCCTGTAAGCAAGTTGTTGGGCTGGACTGAGAAGATGACAAAGGATGAGCATGACATATTTCTATTGTATAAGGATTACATGGAACAGATGGATGATGTCATCACTATCATAGATGGTCCAGAAAATCCTGTTGGTATTGCTAAAGACTTGAGAAGTCACGCATTGAAGAATGGTGTGGTTGAACAACTTGATGAATACAACAAGATTTATATTCCTAATGATGAGAACGAAGTGACCATTGTTGTTTTAGATCACCTGGGATTGCTTAAGACCACAAGAGAGCTAACTACAAAGAAGCAAACTATTGATAAGATGAGTGATGAGCTCAGATATGCAAGAGACTTCTATGGTTATACTATTGTGGCTGTGCAGCAGTTCAATCGTGACATATCAAATCCTATTAGAATAAAGAATGGTGATGTGGAACCACAACTAGAAGACTTCAAAGAGTCATCAGTTCCTCAAGAGGATGCTGACGTTGTGCTAGCACTATTTGATCCTATGAGATACAAGGTGTCTGATCCTAGTGGTTACAATCTTGACAAGTTGATTGATGAATATGGTGGTAAGTATTTTAGATCACTAAGACTCATCAAGAACAGCTATGGTGAGGATGATGTAAGAATTGGTCTTGGCTTTCTTGGTCAGGTGGGTATGTTTAAAGAACTTCCCAAAAGAAAGGAAATGACAGATGTAGATTATGAAAATGTTGTAAACAAAAGCTTCTTCTTAAATGATCAGCATAGCACAACATTGCGATAAGTGTAAAAACGTAACAAGTCACACTCTGGATAAGGGGATGAAAATTTTAATAAAGATGATTTTGTAAACAAATTCCTAGATGAATTTCATGAAGACCCAAATAATGATAATTATTGGATTCATCGTTATGGAATATATTCAATATATTCAGAATGACACTCAGAGACCAACGACAAGCTGAGTTTGCAAAAGCTTGGAAAGACACAGGAGAATATGGTATTCTTTATTTGTGTCCACGATTTGGGAAGATTAGAACTAGTATTAACATACTAAAAGAATTTCCCAAAGATGCAAAGGTGCTTATTGCCTATCCAGACAATAAGATAAAACAATCCTGGTTAGATGATTTTGAAGCTCTTGGTTATGAAAATGACAATATCAGCTTCACCACACATCTTTCATTGAAGAAATATGCAGGAAAGAAGTTTGACTTGGTGATTGTAGATGAAATACATCTTCTTAGTGAGGCACAGATTGAGGTGTGTCAAGATTTCTTTGACATTAATCAGAAAGTGTTAGGCTTAACGGGAACTCTTGCTAGAGAAACAAAGAATGTATTAGCAGAATATTTAGCACTCAACATCGTTGCTGAATATCCTCTTGAGAAAGCTATAGAAGAAGGCATCATTGTAGACTATGAAATCACTGTTGTAACAACTCCTCTAGATACTATCGTCAGACAGAACTATGGTGGTAAAGAAAAGACAGAGAAACAACAATATGATAACTATACATGGGTGATTAACAAGATGCAATCAGAACACAGAGACACTATGTTTCTTAGACTAGCAAGAATGAGACTCATACAATCTTCTTTAGCAAAGACAAATCTTACCAAGAAGTTGATTAGCAAGCACCAGGATGAGAGAATGCTCATCTTCTGTGGTGTAACAAAGGTGGCTGATGCTTTAGGAATTCCTTCCTATCACAGCAAATCCAGCGAAAAGCAATTGTTTAATGATTTCGCTGAGGGAAAAGGTAATCACATGGCTGTTGTGAAGATTGGCAACACTGGTGTGACATACAAACCCTTGAATCGTGTAGTTATAAACTACTTTGACAGCAATAGTGAGAACCTGGCTCAGAAGATACAGAGATGCACAGCAATGGAATATAATAATCCTGAAAAGAATGCTCAGATATACATCATATCTAGCAATGAACAGGTGGAATTGAAGTGGTTGCAGAAGGCTCTAGAATTCTTTGATAGGAACAAAATTAAGTTTATTGAAGCTAGGAATTTATAACCAAAAAAGTGTATATTTATAATCAAAAAAGTTAAAACCTAAAAATTAAAGCAAATGGCAAGTAAACTGATTGGGATTGTTGGAGAAACATCCACAGGTAAATCAACATCAATTAAACACTTAAATCCAGATGAGACGTACATCATCAATGTTGCTAAGAAAGAACTTCCTTTCAAAGGCTCTGAGAAGATGTACAATGCTGAGAAGAAGAACTACAAGGACGTAGATGATGCTAATGAGATTTCAAGACTACTAAAGACTATCTCTGAGAAAGCTCCACACATCAAGAACATTGTAATCGAGGATTCCAACTACATCATGGGCTTCACTATTGTGTCTAAAGCCACAGAAGTGGGCTATCAGAAGTTCTCATTGATGGCAAAAGACATGGTTGATTTGTTTAGAACAGCAAGAATGCTCAGAGAAGACATTGTTGTTTTCTATTTCACTCACCCAGAAGTAATTGAAGATAGTGGTGAAATCATTGGTTACAAGATTAAGACAGCAGGTAAGTTGATTGACAACCAAGTGTTGTTAGAAGGCTTGATGACTGTATGTCTATACGCACTTGTAGAAGAGCAAAAAGATGGTACAGCAACTTACAGCTTTATCACCAACAGGTACAGAAAAATGCCAGCAAAATCACCTGATGGCATGTTCAGTGAGATTAAGATTCCAAACAATCTACAGCTAGTTGTAGATAGTGTAAATGAGTATTATAAATAAAAACAATTAAACAATTAAAGTTATGTCAGGAATTGGCGGTTCAAAAAGAGAAAGAAAAGAAGGTGGAAGCGAGTTTCCAAAGAAAGTTGGCTTATTCGAAGCTAGTGTAATTGCAATCAATCCAACGATTGAGCAATACAAAGACATTCTTGGAATCGAGCTCAAAGAAGATAGCAAAGCAACTGAATATCTTGGTGAGAGTAGAGATGGTAATACTAGCATGAGAATTAGCATCTGGTTGAAGGATGTTAAGTCTGGTCAGAATTTCAACATCAACTACTATCTAGAAGATAAAGAGCGTGAGAACAAAGATGGAACCAAAAAGCAATACATTAATCAACTAGGACTTTGTTCTTGGGCAGCTGATGAAGATGGTCTAGCACAATGGTTCAAAGGAACTTCTGGTAATGAGAAAGATTACAGAGTGGCTTATGTTGGTGAAGAGGAATTCTATGAGTTTCTACGTAACTGGTTGTGTGAACTAGACTATGGTAAGAGTGATACTACGCTATCATTGGATTGGAAGAAACTAATCAGAGGAAACGTGAGAGAAATCACTTCTCAGATCAATGGTGAGTATTGTGGAAACTTTGTAGCAATGGCTACAATTACCACCAAAGAGAAAGATGGTGAAGTGAAGGAGTATCAGAGCGTATACAACAAAGCGTTTCTTCCAGCATATTCATTGAAGCAGTTTAGACTTAAAGAGAATGATTACAATGATTCATCTAGAGTGTCCTCATTGTTCTCTAAGAAGTCTAAAGATCTTCGTCCACACGAGAGATTTGTTATTAAGATTGCAGGTGAATATGGATGTAAAGATTATTACACATTCCAGGACTTGCATGATTACGATCCAGAACAAAATATGGTGGCATCAGATAAAGTAATTGCTAATGATGATGCTGATTATTAATAAATAATCTTCTAAATTGAAAGCCCTCAGAAATGGGGGCTTTTTTTATTTAATTATATGGAAAAAACAATTTATATACCCGTGAGTGTTGGTGAGCTGCTTGACAAAGTGAGCATTCTCAGCATTAAGAGAGACATGATATCTGATTCAGATAAATTGTCAAAGGTGAAGATTGAACTAAATCAACTAATGGATTTGGCAAGACCAATTCTTCAGGATGATGAACTAGAAAGATTGTATGATAATTTGTTAATCGTAAACAAAGATCTCTGGGATGTAGAAGATGTTCTAAGAAAAATGGAAGCTGATAAAAAGTTTGATGAACAATTTATTGCAAAGGCCAGAAGTGTCTACTTTCTCAATGACAGAAGATTTGAATTAAAGAATAAAATCAACACTGTAATGGGATCAGAGATAAACGAGGTGAAACAATATGTGAATTATCAATGATAGCTGGGGAGAAAAAAGTATCTGAACAATTAAATCTTGAAACCATTCTTTCTAAAATATCTGAGTACGATATATTTAGATGGTATATGCCTAATAAGAAATGGGAAGTTAATAGAACGACTTATTCTCCATTCAGAAATGAATCTAGGCCCTCCTTCACAATCTATTCTAAAGATGGTAGACTATTCTATCTTGACTTTTCAGACCCACACTACAGAGGTAATTGCTTTAATTTGATAACGCAGTTGTTCAATGTGAGTTATATTGAATGTCTGGAAATGATTGACAGAGATTTTAATCTAGGAATTAAAATGAAGAAGAGAGATGATTTACCTAATCACGAAGAGATTGTTTCTAAGTATAAACAGCCTGAGAAGTTAGAAAAGAAGTATTCACACATTCAAGTGATTGCTAGAAAATTCACTAACGAAGAGCTAGAATACTGGAATCAATATCATCAAGATATAGAGGATTTAAAGCAGAATAATGTATATTCTATTAAGAAACTTTACTTAAACAGAAGAATTGTTCATCTAAAAGAAACTGAACTTAGGTTTGGTTACTTCTATGATGGGCATTGGAAGATTTACAGACCATTTAATAAAGATTTTAAATGGTTTCCAAACAATGTTCCAATATCTGCTATGGATGGCAAGGATGATCTTGACAAAACCAAAATGGCTTTTATAAACAAAAGTAAGAAAGACTACATGGTGATGAAGAAAATCTATCCACATTCATGTGCTGTTCAAAACGAGGGAGTGGCTTGCTTCTCTGAAGACAATATTAACTTCTTGAAACACAATTCAAGCAGCCAAATCCTTTCTTTTGACAGTGATGTGCCAGGAGTAAAGAATTCTAAAATGGTAACAGAGATGTTCAACTTTGACTATTGTAATGTACCAAGGTGCTATCTACAAGAAGGAATCAAAGATTGGGCTGATCTGGCAAAGAAGTATGGAATGCAAATTATAGAACACTATCTAAAACAAAAACTAATAATACCATGAGTGGAGAAGTAAAAGAGTTAGTGGCATGGTGCGCAGAGCGTGCTAAACAGTGCCCATCATTAAAAGAAGAGATACAAGATTTCCTAGACCTAGCAATCAATGAGATTGAAGAAGGGGGATCAATGTATCATGAAATAAGCCTATGCATGGCAGATGTAGAAGAATTAATCAAAGAAAACTGTAACTAATTATGTCAACTTATTCAACAACCAAATACATTCTCACAGGTACGGAACTTCCTAAAGAAACAAGGACATATAAGCCTGTTTCACACGGTCAACTAATTGACCTCACCCTGGAGAGCATTCATCAAGCAGGATTTAAGCTTGATTCAGAAAAGTATTCTGCTGCAAGAGATGGTAACATCGCTAATGGTAGATTCACAATCAGTAATGTAGCTGATAAAGAGATGCAGCTACAGATTGGCTGGCAGAACAGCTATGACAAGAGTCTTAGCTTAAAGTTTGCTATTGGTACACAAATCATTGTTTGTGAAAACGGAATGGTTAGTGGTGATTATGGTGCATTCAAGAGAAAGCATCAAGGAGATGTACAAGAGTTTACACCAAGTGCTATTATAGAATACATTAAAGCTGCTGGTGATGGATTCAGAAAGATGCAAACTGAGCGTGAGCTTATGAAGCATGTTCAGATTGATGCTCGTATAACAGCTGAGCTTGTAGGGAGAATGATCCTTGAGAAAGAATTTATTGAATCTACACAAGTGAATATCATCAAGCGTGAGTTGAAGAAACCAACGTTTGATTATTGTGCTCCAGAAAGCTTATGGGAATTGTATCAATACACCACATATTCAATGAGAGATGTGCATCCAACACTATGGATGGGTAATCACGTTGATGCCCATGACTTCTTTGTTAATGCATCTGGTGAGATAAAAAGTAAATCAATTAACATATCATTTGAAGAGTCGACAATTAGGAGACAGTTGACAATCTTTGATCAATTACAAGAAGCAGATGTTGTGGGATAAATTCAAAGATCACTTTCATGAGAGTTGGCATGATGTAATGCGTCCATTTATTGAAAGCGAAGAATGTGATGCAATCTATGAACATTTAAAAACAGAATCTAGGAGGGGTAAAAAAATTGCCCCTCTTTCTTCTGTTACTTATAAATGTTTTAAGGTAACACCTTTGAATGAAATGAAGGTGGTGGTGCTAGGTATGTGTCCTTATCACACGCAGTTAAATGGCCTGCCAGTGGCAGATGGTTTGTTAATGGGATGTTCTGTTGCAGATAGGCTTCAACCCTCTTTAGATCAGTTCTATGGGGCTGTAGAGAAAGATTGTTACAATGGGTTGAATCTTAAATACAACAAGAATACTAATGTAGAATATCTAGCTGAGCAAGGTGTATTGATGCTTAACGCAGCTCTCACTACAGAAATCAATAAAGCTGGTTCTCATTTGAAAATATGGGAGCCGTTTATCAAGTATGTATTTGAGAATGCTATTGCTGATAAAAGAGTGCCTGTTGTATTTCTAGGCAAAGAAGCTAGCAAGTTTAAGCGTTACATGCCCCCGTTAACATGGTCCTTTGAATTGAGTCATCCAGCTAGTGCTTCTTATAAGAACGCTGAATGGGATTCAGAAGGTGTATTCACAAAAGTGAATAGAGTGCTATTAGATGAAAAGAAAACACAAATCTATTGGTTAGATAATCTACCATTTTAAACAAAACACACAATGATAACAGAACTAGTTAATGATTTAGCAGAGCTGGAGCCAGGAGATGTAATAGTCTATGCTTCTGGTCTTGGAATGAGAAGTGCAAAGATTGATAGAAAGCCTCAGAAACATTCTCCTACATCTGATTGGTACAAATCTACTAGATGTAAGGTGAATCTCACTTTTAACACTTTTCCAAGAAAGATTTGGCAAAATGGAGCATATGT